CCGTCTGCTGTCGTTCCTTTTACAACTAATTTACCTATAGTACCACTAGTAACATCAGCACCAATACCTACGGCATTTACTCCACCGTCTGTACTTAGCAATAAAGCATCTGTATCACCTTTTACTAAAAAATCAACCGCCGTTAAGCCATCATCATTTATTGTTACTTGTGAGGCTGAATCTTTGGGTTGTATATTTAAGGTTGTAGTAGTTTGAATAAAATCGGTGTGGTAATTCCCATGACCATCAAACAATTCAAGTGTAGCTGCAAGAGCATCGCCACCAGCACCAATTTTAAATACTTTAGTACCAGCTACGAAAGTTAAAAGAGCTTCGCCTTCAAGAGTTCCATCACCTGTCCATACTCCTAGTTCGTTATCAACAGGTGTTCCAACTTTGGTAACGTCTCCGGCTGATATTGTTTCCCATGAAGGAGCTACAGTAGTTCCGTTCGCCTGTAATAGCTGTCCAGCTGTACCATTAGCGAGCATTGCAGTTATTCCTGCAGAACTTTGATATGGTACTGTTCCTCCAGAGCCACCAGCTAAATTTGTTGATGTAGTAGCCGTATCCGCATTCCCAGTTGTATCTTGATTAAGAGTTGGAAAATCTCCTGCAATAGCAATACTAGGCACTCCTGTTGCTGTTGTATTCTTTAAAATACCAGTAGCTAGACCAGACATCAAAGTACCATTTATTTTAACAACTGTTAAAGCTGCCGAACCTGTTGCATCTCCTGTATGAGTAGCATTAGTATCTTTTAAAGTATTAGCTACAATTTCATCCCACTTAGTAGATGTTAAAAATCCATTAACTGTGGTACTAGCTTCTTGAGTTGATACTGTGTGTTCAGCACTTGTCAAATGATAATGATCACTAGCTGCTCCACCAAGTAATCCAGCAAGACTTTCGTGATCTGAAGTAGAAAGTTCTGTTCTTGAAATTACTTCACTTCTCCAATCAACATAATTATCACCATCTTCAGTAGTAATTATTTTACCGTTAATAGTATTTGCATAACTAGTATTAGTTTGAAAAATAAATGTTGCTACTGGATGTATTTCAGGAAAAAGTATATCGTCTAAAACTAAACTCTTAATTTCAGTATCGGCTCCAGTTCTAGCTTGTCTTCTATTTCCATAATCTGACTGACCCATAATAGCTATCATAGGATTATCTTTTTCAGTTGTAGCAAAAACATGACATAATACAAAATTATTACTTCCCACCGCTGTTAATTGCCATGCTCCAGCAGTAAATTGATTATATGCTAATGTAGTACCTGAAGTACCATCAAAAGTTCGAGCACTAAACCCTGCTTCTGTATGCTTATTCCATTCAGCACTTGCACCTGTCATATAATATATAGGTAATCCTGTAGTTGCCACTACAGCATCAATACTAATAAATAAATCTTCATCCGCTACTTGACCTAAATCAATACCAAATTGTCCATCAACTGTAATACCTGTTCCACCTGCACTAATTGTATTGGGACCTAATCCTGATATTATTCGTAATCCCTCAGTAAAATGTGAATATGAATGAGTTGAAGGAGACATTACTTTTCCATGTCTTTCTTCACCAACGTATATAGCTGTAGATATAGAATTATCCCAATATACTATAGAAGCAAGACATTTTGTTCTTATTATTGAATCTATATTTGCATTCGTAGGATTTGCTAATTCTGATAATGTTGAACCATCATAATAAATAACATGAATACCTTCTTCGGTTCCAATTTGGACTGTATCACCAGTAGAAGTATATTTGATACCTTCCATCCAATAATTAAAAGAAGTTGCTGAAGGTTGTATTGATAAAGTTCTATCTGGTCCTGTATTTGTCCAAGTTAATGTACTATCAGTTGTATTTTCAAAACCGTTTTGATCCCATTCAGTACGAGGAGTTACTTCAGTTAATGCTGTTTCAACTTCTGTTCCAGTAAAATATTCAGCTGAATCTAAAATAGGTAAATCTATTGCAGAAACTTGAGTTGATGCTGTTCCCCAATTAATATGAGAATCTAAAACTTTGTCCGCACCAATTGTTAGTGCAGTAGCTCCTGTAACATCTCCTGTATGAGCAGTATGTGACAGAACACCAGTTGTATCTGTGATACCTGTACCAGCAATAGCTGCTGATATAGTAGTCCACAAAGTTTTCATTGAAAGACTATCAGTTACATCTTCCATTGGTATATAATCTGCAGTTGGATCAAATGTTGCTTCAACAGCTAAATCATTTACATCTAAATTCATATCATTAGCATTCATTGATAATCCACCATTAGTGGCATTAACAACATCAAGTTGATTTCCAGTTTTAACTAAAGCATCTCCAGCCATAATATTTGTAGGAAAATCTTGCCAACATATATCTGTAGTTCCTACAGTAATAGGCTCATCAGTACAACACAAATACATAGTGTCTGCGTATGTAGTTCCTTCTAAAACAGGAGTATACGCACCAGCGAATTCATCAGCTTCATCATTATCTTCTGAACGAGTTAAAATAAATGGAGTTCCTGCTGTACCTATTTGAGTAACTACATAAATACCATTATTTGGAGCATCGGCTCCAGCTTCATCTTTAACTAATAATCTATCAGTATCTATTAATGTAATACCATCTTGTGCAACTAATGCACCATTAGCATCTGCAGTAATTGTTGCACCAACTCCAAGTGTACCATTGTCATAAGTATTTGCTGGCAATGCTGCGGTTGTAGATGCTCTTACTGCTGCTTTTGGATGTAACCCATGTATAAATGCAGATACCCATGTCATTGTAGCTATATCCCAAGTTGAATCAAATGATCCATCAGATAAAGATTTAGGTACAGCGTGTCCTTTTTTTATTTCCGAGGCAAAGAATTTTATAATGTTCTTTAAACCCATCTTTGTCCTCCTTTATTTACCTATTCTTGCTACAATATTTCCACTTGTCCAATTACCCTGCTTACATCCTATGCGAAATAATCCACCAGGAAATGTAGATTCAAAATCATTTTCTGAATCTTCTGTAAATTCACCACCATCAACATCATTATAAGATACTCCAGCATCTATTGATCTCTGCAATGTAATTGTTCCAGCTGCACCAGCACCATAAACTATACTCATAACTCCGTTACCATCAAGATTAGAAGCTGTCAATTCCAAAACAGTACACCAAGTTCCTGCTAATGGAGGAGCACCACTAATTGTTACTGAATTTATCATTTTTATTCCTCTTTTAATTCTAAATCTTTTAAAATATTATTAACTTTAGTGTAATCTCCATCAATGAAATTGGTTGGATAAATTTCACTTATATTAAAATTAACTGATTCTATATTTTGAATAATACTATTCCATTTTTGAATCCAAGTTAACCAATTTTCAATTTTAGTATATGCATTCATATAATTTGTTTTCATGCATGATTGAGCTATTTCAAATTTTCTTCTTTTAACAATTAGCCAATCTGCTTCAGGAAATGCTTCGTCTAATATTGAATGCATTAGAATTAAACGAGAATCCTTTATGTACCATCTACCACCTTTATATCCCTGTTCTTCAATTATATTTAATATTTTATTTCTTAATCCTGCTATTGGTGGTAAACTATCAGGGGATGGAATATCATATTGACAATAAAGATCTCCAAGCATAAGGAAATATGGATCAAGAATCTCTTCCACTATTTCGTTATTGGAGTATCTAGTATCTATCTCTCCACCAAACACATTATGCACATCTATGATACCAGCAGTAATTGAGACTCCTGAGCGTGGTATTCCAGTTATAAATATTGGTGAATTATTCATTTTCATTTCTTCTTTGTATTAGTTATTCTTTTTCTAGTATTTTTGACTGGTGATTTTTTAGCCACTGTCTTCTTAGGAATAACTTTTGGTTCAATTTTTTCTACTTCTTTTTTCGGTTCTTCAACAACACCAAGATATTCCCAATGACTATTTACTTTATCTATTCTTTTTTCACTGAAATAGAAATCTCCAGGAACGTAACTTTTAAAATTTGCTCGATGTCTTCCTACTAATAATTTGAATTTATACATAATTAAATCCTTCTTTGGTTAAGAATTATTAATTTCTTTTATTTATTATACAGTTCCTACACAAACACCTGAACGACTATTAGCATCTGATTTAAACAAAGGAACCAGAATAGTTGCTACTTTAAATCTATGGATAGAATTAAATTCAGATTTTTCTTCCATAGTAGTGACAGGCATACCTTCAATAAGTTGTACAGTGTCTGAATCCATCTGTACTAAAATTACATTATCATCTGTTAATGTATCTGAAACTTGAATAGAAGAAATTTTTTCCAACTCAAGAATTCTATTACGAATAGTAATGCTTGATTCAGCTTTATAATCTTCACCCATTTTTGTTTCATAATCAGATGGAATATACATTTTATAAGGACCATAACGTCTGTCAGCAAGTAGTTCTTTCATCATTTCATTTACATCAGTCAAGATCAATGCACCAGTAGCTGAAGAATCGTCCCAAGCTATTGGAATACTGTATGTTGAATGATTAGGAGCATTAAGATAACCATAAATGGTTGCTCCACCATAAGTGATACTTCCTGTACCATTAAACAACAATGCTTCAGAAAAATCTGCAACTTTTCTTGCTGCCAATACACCAGTTGACATATCTAATCCTTCACCAAGATTTCTTGATTCAGCCAATACTCTAGCACTGAATTCAAAATTCTTAAAAATAAAAGGAAGAGGTAGACTTGCGGTTGTATATACAGGTCTGTCTGCTTTAGAACGTGAAATTCCATCCATTCCAATTTCAGCACCAGTAATATCAGATTCTTTTTCGTAGGTATATATCGTTCTTGCAAGACCTTTAATCTTTTTTACAAGTCCTGATTTATATAAATCAGCTACTCCAACTAATCTATTCTGAAATGCTTTTAATACTGTCTTGTCGTACATTTCCCATTCTTCATGTCTTAATGTTGCATTGGTTCTGTAATTATTTATTTTAAATGTTCCAGCAACTCCAATTGCATCTACTGCGGATATAATATTGCTCATTATCTAATTTTCCTTTCTTAAATTTCTATTAAATTATTTTAACTGCGTAATGTGTTCCAGCTACTGCTGAAACTACAGCTTCTATTGCTACTGCGACTACTACTCCAGATGTATATTCTTGCAATGTGCCATCTCCAGCAGATTCTAAATTATCACCTATTGCTATATTTTCTGATGCTGTAAACAATGCATTTATTTCATCACCCGAATAAGCATGATACCCAAAAACTCTGGCAGCTATTGCATACTCGTCTGTAATCGAATTTCCCTGCAGATCATCTTCTGTTGCCCATAAAGATTCAGCATACCCTAATGCTGCATCGTGTGGTTTAAATTTACCATCTGAATCACGTTTAAGTAAGTGTCCTGGTGATACAGCTACAGATGCAACTGCTTCCTCAGTATTATTACTGTAAGTTTTTAGTTTAATTGTATTAGCCATCTAAAAATCTCCTTTTTTCTTTTATTTTATAAAATTTTAACTGCGTAATGTGTTCCAGCAACTGCACCTGTTAATGCTGCCCATACAATAGCGGTTGTACCCATTGTTGGTGCTACTGCATTAGTGCATTGTGATCTAGTATTTGCTTGAGTTGTACCACTTGTGATATCGCAATAAACATCTACAAATTCTAATGTTGTATCGTTATCTGTTGCTCTAGTAAGAACCCATGCAACAGCCGTTACTCCACCACTGAAAGATAAACTTAAAGCTGAGTAAGAGCCAGTACCAGTAACGGTAGCTGAATTTAGACCAACACCTGCTGTTACAGGAGCGATAGTTATAATTGTTCCATTGTCTGTAGCATTTAGATCTGTTAATGCCTGAATCAATGCTGTTAACTCTGCTATTGTTTCAAATTCATTTGCACCAGGAGCATCCGCACCACCACTAAAAGTCAAACTTAAAGCAGAGTAAGAAGTAGTTCCAGTTACAGTAGCAGAATTTAAAGCTGTACCAGCTGTTACAGGAGCGATAGTTATTATTGCACCATCATCAGAAGCATCTAAATCTGTTAATGCTTGAATCAATGCTGTTAACTGAGCTATTGTAGCGAATTCGTCTGAACCAGGAGCATCTACCCCACCGCTGAAAGATAAACTTAAAGCAACATAAGCACCTGTACCTGTTACAGTAGCAGAGTTCATTGCTACACCAGTTGTATCTACTGTTATTGTTATTATTGTTCCATTATCAGTTGCACTTAAATCTGTTTCTGCATCTATTAAAGATGTTAAACCAGCAATGTTTTCAAATTCATTTGCACCTGGTGCATCTGAACCACCACTAAAAGTCAAACTTAATGCAGAAAAAGAAGTAGTCCCAGAAATAACTGCTGAGTTCATTGCTATTCCAGACGTATCAACTGTCATTGTTATTACTGTTCCATTATCCGTAGCACTCAAATCAGTCATCGTATCTATTAAAGATGTTAGTTGAGCTATTGTTGCGAATTCATCTGAACCAGGAGCATCTACTCCACCACTGAAAGATTCACTTAAAGCGATATAGGCTCCAGTTCCTGTTACAGTTGCTGAATTCATAGCTATACCAGCTGTAAGAACTGTAACTGTAATTACAGTACCATTATCAGTTGCACTTAAATCTGTTTCAAGGTTTATTAAAGATGTTAAGTCACCAATGAGATTAAATTCATTTACACCAGCTGCTGCTGCTTTAGTGAACGTTACTGGAGTTGCACTCTCATTAGGCAAGCCAGTAAAAATCATCGTATCACCATTACTTGGTGAGGCAAATGTTATTGTAGAACTAATAGTAGCGACTGCTTCTGCTGCAACTTTAGTAAATGCTTCATTTCCAGCTGGAGTATCAGTAAATACTACTGTACTTCCATTACTAGGAGCACCAAATGTAATTGTACCACTTGGAGTTGCTGCTGTTAAAGTTTGTCTAGTAAAAGTTACAGGACTTCCATCAGGTAAGTCTGTAAATATAACTGTATCACCATTACTAGGTGAAGCATAAGTTAATGTACCACTTATTGAAGCAACTGCTTCTGCAGCGACTTTAGTGTGTGTGACTGTTCCATCTGTAGGTAAGTCAGTGAAAATTACTGTGCTACCATTACTAGGTGCACCGAATGTTACTGTTCCACTTATTGCAGCTACTGTTAAAGCAGTTCTTGTGAATGTAGTTGTTCCATCAGTTGGTAGGTCTGTAAAAACCATAGTATCAGCATTACTAGGTGAGCCAAACGTAATTGTATCACTTATTGAAGCTATTACCTCTGTTACTCCAAGAGTAGACATTTGGTAAATACCATTTTGAAGACCAGATACCTGATCTTGAGCTAACAATCTCTGATTTAAAGTTAATGTAATACCATCTTGTGCAGTCAATGCTAATGCTACATCACCAGTAAGTGTAGCACCTAATCCTGCTGTACCATTAGCATAAGTACAAGTAGGTAATGCTGCAGTTGTAGCTGCTGTTACTGCTGTTTTTTCAGTAAGACTTGAAATAGTTGCTGTATCAACATCTTCTATTGCTACCGCTAAAACTACTCCAGTTGTTTCTTCCTGCAGAGTACCATCTCCAGCAGATTCAAGAAAATCACCAATTTTAATATCTTCTCCAGCTGTAAACAATGCATTTATTTCATCACCAGGATAAGCATTAATTACTTCCATTTGATTAGTAACTGTGTAATTATCAGAAACTCCATTTCCTTGTAAATCATCTTCTACAGCAAAAGCTGGTGCAGCATATCCTCCAGCGGAAGCATGTACAACAAAGTGACCAGAAGTATCTTTAATTACTAGATGACCAGGAGTGACAGTGCCACCAGCTGGTTCATTCTCAGTATTATTACTATATATTTTTAATCCTATTTTATTAGCCATCTAAAAATCTCCTTTTTGATTACCATTCCATCTTAGGCATTGCTGGAACATCTTTTTTGGCTGTATTATCTTTTACAATTCCAGAGTTAGCTGAATAATTAACTTCAATTACGGCTAATTCTGTCAATTTTTTCAATTCTTCAACATCTTTAGCATTAAGTTCATCTTCAGAAAATTTATTACGTTTATTTGCTAAAAGACCAGATACGATAGTAGCTTTGTTAGCTTTGTAAGTTTCAACTCCATGAAGAATTGAGGATTTTAGTTCAGGTGAGGCAAGAGATAAAAGTTCATCAAGAGATTTTTCAGCTTTTTCATTAGCTTTATTTTCTTTGATTGTTTTGTTAGCAATTTCGAGTTCTTTTTCATTTTTCTTGAGAGTTTCTTTAACCGCTACAAGTTCTTTTTTCATTTTTTCATTAACTTTAGGTTCTGGTTTCTTTTCAGAAAGTTTTTCAATTTTTTCAAATTGAGCATCTTCTAAAGAGGTTAGAAATTCAGTTTCTGCTTCACTCCAAGCACCATTAGCTATCAGAGCCTTAATTTTTTCAATTCTTTCCATGAGGAAAATTCCTTTTTTATTGTTTTCGCCCTTCTTAGGCACTTGTTGATCTTTATTAATTCTTGGTAATCCTGCACCATCTTCCCAACTACAAGCTCCCTTTCCATTAGGGAGTAAAGCAAAATGATCAGGTCTAAAATTATGAGCAATAGAAAAATATTCTTTCCCTTTAAATTCACCAATTTTTTGTTCGTCTTCAGTGAATAAAGCTGTAGATACTTCTATATGTTCATTTTTTTCTAACATTCTTAAAACATGAGGAGCTATTTCTCTACATTTTTCAATATCAATCCATACTTCGCCTTTAAGTTTATTTTCCTCAAAATGTACTTTCCATAATCTACCTACATTTTGTTTTTCAATTAATTCTGGAGTATTAGCAGATATTTCTGTTCCGAATTTATCATAAGTATGTAAAATTGGAACAGGAATTCCATTCCATGATTCAGGAAACTTTCTTAAGTCTTCATTTGTATATAAGATACCATTAAGGACACCCTCTACAATCAATACAGTAGGAATGACTAAATGAGGTCTATCCTCAAAAACAGCCTTAGAAACCAATTTAGACATATTTGAAGTAACATAACTACACTCATTGCTTTTAAGTTTATCATTTGCCATTTTATTTAGCCTTTAAATACAGTAAAAAATCTGTTGCCATTTTTATTGCGATTCTTAATATATTAGACTTAACAAGTCCTTTATATTTTTTGTAAAAAGCAATTACCAGCTCCTTAAATTTCTTCATTTTAATCCCTTTCAAATTTTTATATTTCATCATTATAATCTTAAAACCATTTGTCCCTATATACTACTATACTATCTATCCACGTTTCGGTAATAGCATCAATGTTTTTTCTTCACATTATTTTACTTTTATTGGTTTACTTTATTCTTTAAACATACTATAATTAATTAGAATCTACGTCCTGTTCTTGGATTTAATACTCTAGGAACTGCGACACATCTGCAATTAGGATGTTGAGGAATCATCCCTTCTATCTCATCTAAAGTAAATATTCTACCAGAAAGTTCAGCGCAAATAGGACATGGATCTGCAGCAGTAGTATATTCAACTACAACTCTAACTCCTTCAACTCCTGCTTGTCTATAAGTCTGGATATTAGCTACGTGATGTGCTCTTATTATCTCTGTTCTAGCTAAAGTTCTTGCTCTTTGATTAGCTGATACGAATCTACCAGCAGAATCAACCATACTCATATCTCCAACCCTAACAACTCTGTTAGCTAAATCTCTAGCTACAGCACCTGCTCCTTTACCTTCGATTAAACCCTGAGATAATGATTGAGCTATCTCTTTAGACATAGCATCAGTAATCCCTTTCAATTCAGTGTAAACCCTTGTATAAAGCAATTCTACTTTAGCAACAGAAACAGGCATAGTTAAAGCTGTTCTTACTGGTAATGCTAATTCAGGTGGTAATGTGTATCCAGAACGTTTAAGTTCTGAGTATCCTCGTCTTATACCTTTCTTATAAGCACTATCTATATAAATATCAGTCCATAGAATATCAGATACTCCATAAGCTCCCTGTTGAGGGATAATTTCAAATATTTCCTTATCAGTTAATTCCTTCAACCAAGATAAAAATCCTGTTACCTTTTCTGCATCAGTTTTAAAAGCAAAAGCTCTATATGGTAATGCCTCTTGAAAAATAAGACCTCTTTCTTTTTTCTTTAATCCAAAACAATCATTAGTATTTACACTCTCAAAAATAGCTTTACGAATATTCTTAAAACGTCTAGTAAAATCATTAGAAAACTTAGTTCGTAATGTAATTGTATGTGTTGGATCGGTTCTCAGAATAGATGCATAAGCCTTAAACTTATCTATATTGCTATTATGATTACATTTACACATTTTATTTATCCTCATTTTGTGTTCTACTGTGTCTTCGTCTTCCCCACGTTCCAGCTTGCTTACCTATTTCATATAATTTGTTAAAAGCACCAGAACTAGCATCAACTTGGTCACGATATTTACCTACTGGAAACATTTCTAACTCATGTTTATAATCAGAATTCCAGCGAGCTTTAACCATACATACATTATTTCCTTCAACTTGTGCAGCAAAAGGTATTGCTCTTGTTTGTTTATCTCCAGTTGGTCTTTCAGCAAATACACAGAAGCCAGCTAAATTTCTTATAGTAGCTTCAGCAACATCTTTACCAGCACTTCCTGGTTCTTGTTCAACCCATACTAAAGTTTCAAGACCATCCATTACAGCAGTATTCTTTATTATCTTTTCACGTTCTAAAGCTGACCATTGTCCTCTTATAATATCACCTATTACAAATCTTCCATCTTGTGTTAAGTGAATAAGAACTCCTGCAGTATAAGCACCACCACCAGAAGTACCAGCTTTATCCCAATATCTTATAGAACGGACAGCTAAATTTGTAGGGAATGTAGGTAAAATCTCAATTCTACCAACCTTAAATAAACCACCCTCTCTTGGAGCAGGACTCTGTTGTAATTGTCCAGCTACTGCATATTGACCCATATCTTTTTCAAGTGAATCTAATTCAGCAATACCATAAACATTTTCCCATAAAGGTTGTCCTTCTTTAAATCGTGGATCAACAGTATGCAACTTAGATTTTATTCTATTATATCCTTCATAACGTGCTGGCATACACAAATGAGTCCAATCATCACCATCTCTCTCTAATAAATATCCAGTTAAATCTGTTTCGTGGGTTCTCTGTTGAATGATAACAAATGAACCCTTCTTAGGATTGTTTCTACGTGTCCTTAACGACTCAGTGAACCATTGATTGGTTGTGTTCCTTATTTGATCTGATTCAGCCTCCAAGACGTTATTTGGGTCATCACAGACAATGTGATCTCCACCCTCTCCAGTTAATGCACCACCAACTGATGCTGCAAGCCTATATCCACCCATGGTATTCGTAAATTTCAACTTAGTATTTTCATCTCTAGTTAAGTCAAATTCTGGATGATTCTCTTTAATCAACTCTAAATACAATGGACTATTAACAACACGTCTACATTTGATATTATCACGTATAGATAAACTATGAGCATAAGAAGTAAATAACCATTGTAACTGCGGTTGATAAAGCCAACTCCATGCTGACCACATAACAGAAACTATGGAACTTTTACAATTATGAGTTGCTATATATCCTTCTCCAGCTAAAAATAAACCATCTTGACTATCTACTGTTATACATTGAGTAGATTGGGTTTTATTAAGTTTTTCTATCTTAATATAACGACCAAAATTACGTTTATTTTTCAATGTTCTTTGTTCTTTTCGAGGAAGAAAAGAAATATCACTAGCATAAAAACTCAACATATATGATTTTTTATATTCCTTATTTCCTATTTTAGGGATCCGCTCAGATATACTGCATTTAATCCCTAAACTTTGAACTAACTGTTGAACTTGTAATGCTAATTTTTGATTTGATTGATAAAAGAAACATTGTCCTTTAAGAGATACACTTCCATCTGTATCTATTAAACCTTTAAGTAAATCTCTACGTTGTTCTGGACTAGAAGTTAAATATTTTTCAGGAATATATTTATCATTAATGATTCCTAATTCTCTCAATTTAACAAATAACCCTAAAATACCAAAAGTTTGATCTGTTTTTCTATCAGTAGTTTTAAACCCTCTTTTTTCTATTTCTTTTCTCATTATTACAGCATCGTCATTAGCCTGAGAAATAGCATTACTATTTCTTGCTCCATCTCCTAACCACACACCAAGAACATAAGGATCTATAAGTAAATCCTTTCTCGTATGTTGTACAATATTGAAATTAGGTAACATAGGTAAACGAACTTGTTTACATCTTCTCTTTTCGTTTAACTCTATTTCTCCATTACGCTTTGTACGTAAAAAAGAACCTTGTTGTCTTTTCCATAATTGTTCAGTAGAATAAGTATGATAAACTCCATATTTTCGATCTAAACGAACTGTCCATAAATGTTCTCCATCTGCATCTATATAAGATCCATCATCCGTTGTAACTCTATAAATATCACTATCTATAAATATTTCCGATTTCTCTATTATTTTAACAGGAACTCCATTAGGAGTAAAAACTTCATCTCCTATCTTTAAATCTTTTATAATTTTTTTACCATGAGTTGTAAATACAACAGTGTCAAGAGTTAACGCATGACGTGGCGGAATATTTATGATAAGTTTTTCTAGCTCCCCTTTTGTGACTGCTTCCAAATGTTCACACATAGCCTCTATGTGCCAACCTGATTCAAATTTACAGGTATCAATATATTTCCAGAAAACTTTAGTAAAATCTAATAATGACCTGCGAGCCAACATTTTATCAATCACTAATTTGCTTGGAATGTACATCTATTGCTTCCTCTTTATCATCAGGTTTTGCCAACTCAAGTAAATTTCTTAATTCACGAAGTTGTTCTGTACTAAGATTCTTTAATGATTGGTTATTATTTATTTGAGCATTTTGAGCTATTACTTGAATATTCCCTAAAGCTTTACGTTCTGAAAAATCCTCATCAACTTCATCTTTACATTGAGTTTTCAGAAAGAAAATAATAGCTGTAGTATCTCCATCTTTTATCTTACTCATTAAAGCATCAACTGCTATTCCTACACGTTTATGTTTTTCTTCTTTCTTAGCTATCTGAAGTTCTGTATCATCTTTTATCCATCCCCACAAAGTAACATAAGTCACTCCTAGTTCAGAAGCAGTTACTCCTAAATGACCATTAGATTTTTTTAAAGCTCTAATTATGACTCTATTTTTCGGTTTCATAACTCCTCCTTAATATCGTATATCCACTCATCACAAGTTTTAAATTCAGATAAGTCTTTATGTTTTTTCTTACGAGTGTATCTCTTTTTCATAGGATGAATCTTTTCTGGTAGAGGCATTCTCAATCTTTTCCCCTTTTTATGTCTTTCCCAAGTATTCATAGTTTAAACTTCCTTCGATACAATTTCTTTTTTACTCAATTCAATTTCTTTCTGTTTTTCAGTAGCTTGTTTATCAAATAGTTCATCCTCTCTTTGACGATCAGCTTCTTCAGATTCTTCTTCCTCTGTAGCTCTATCACCTTGAAGCAACAAAGCAGCATCCAAAATTGCATTTACTTTTTCTGAATCAAGTTTTAATATTTCAGTCAAATAGAAATAAGGAGGTATAACCACATCACTACCAGAATCTGTATATTTAGCTAATGCTTCAGATTGAGTCTTAGCAGTTGTAGCAACTTGTACTTCTGATGGAGTATTGACAGTTGGCCACTCAATAGTAAACTCGCCATCTTTTGGAGTTGGCAGAATACCTAAATCTATCATCTGATTTAAGAAAGGTCTCAATATAAATGGAGTTGCGAATAATGTTCTTCTTTCAGAAACACGTTCGTTCCATTGTACTTCATCCTGACTACCAGCTAATTTAGCTTCTTCAGTACCTAACAATATTCTTCTAGGAATACCTTCTGTTGCTGCAATCAAAGTTATAATCGCTTCTAGTTGCTCTTTTGGACTTACTATCTGAGGACTCAAAGCTTTTACATCTATTCCTTGTACTCTTAAATATCTACTTAAAGAATTAATATAATCGTCAATTTCATCTTCCAAATCATCCATCGATTGCTGACTAATGTTGGTCCCTTCTCTTGCTTCAAAAGCATATCCAGGAAAAGCTCCTCTCCAATACATTTCACTACTACAAGCAACAACTTTCTCTAAATCACATATCCTGTTGTACACACTTTGAAGCATTGGTAATCCATAAGTATCACTTTCCAATGGGTCAGTAACTATATGTATAATTCTTGTATAATGTATTTTAAGAATTAAAGATCTGGCTTCATCTTCGCTTCCAGTACTCACACTATACATTGTTGGCTTTCCAAATCTTTCACTTTTAGTATCGGAATCAGTTGTTATTATTTTAGCATTCCCTTCGCTATAAGGTTGAATATATAATAATTCAGAAGCTTTACCAACAGGCTGATCCATATCTAAACCATCATTAAATCCCAATACCAGTACTGAATATCTTCCAATACAAGCTAATCTATCTGCTCTGCATATATAATGAAATACTTTTGTATCTCTAATGAATTTATACAACTTCTTTTCAAATTCTGTTTCTTCTCTATCTTCAGTTTCAAATATTCCTGGAACCACACTCCAAGTTGCCCTTGGATAACTGTCAACAATACGCTTTACAATATCCTGTCTAGTATACCTGTTGTAATAATCCTCATATTCCAAAGTTTGATCATATCCACAATCTGCCCATAGGTCTCTATTCCCATCAAAAGACTGTCCCATCTGGTTCGCCATCTCTCTTCTTGTAGAAATGGTCGATGCGAGTGCATGAAGTTGCCTGTTAAGAGACTTTTTAGTTACTTCGGGTTTAGGTATGGCTTTCTTACTTTTGTTTGCTACTGGCTTGCTAGCTGTTTTAGATGCTGGCATCATTTTCTCCTATGAATGTTTTAATTTTATCTGCGACTGTTCTATCTTTATCTTTCTCGAATTTCTTCAACTTCTTATATGGTGTTCTTATTTGTCTTCTCCACTTTTCCACAAGTTCCTTTTCAAGCATTACTACACCAGCTCCTACATCGGTTCCTCTGTCAAGAACACTCTTCATCCATACTGCCCAAATGTCATGCATCAAGCTGCTGAGTCCTTCTTTAACTTTATCCATTATTTTTTATTCCTTAAGTTTCCTTATAAATTCTCCATTAGGTAGGATGAATCGCATTCTCAGTATCTCATTCATCCAAGTTTCTTGTTGTTTGTTATATCTACCTATCACCATTATATGGTCTGCTCCTATCCCAACTAATGCTTGTCCTGCACTTACAAATAAGACGTACCCTCCATGGACATTCTCTGTAAATGTTTTGTGTCTACTGTGCTTAATTAGATACGAGTGGATGATATTTTCAAAAGCTCTGCATGATTGAGTGCAGAGAAGGAGGTTTGGATATACAATAATCCATTTGAGTTTTGGGTTTTTCGACCAGCTTTGTAATATCTCTTTCATTTTTATTTCTCTCTTAACAGTTTGTTATGTTCGATACAACATCAAGTATATTTACAATGCGTGCAATATAATAAACTCTTACTTTTTTACTTTGCAAATATCATAATATGAGCACCCTAGACATTCTGGCTCGCTAAATGGATATCCACATAAGATTCCTTTCGACTTAATAGCTTCTGCCCAACATCTGTCGAACTCTTCCTCCAAGACTTTATTACCCTGCATGAAGTCTGGCAGCGTATCTTTAAATTTCTGAAGACCTTTACTCATTTGCTCTTCCTTGGTTTAGATGGTTGTCTTACAGTTCCTCTGTTGCCTAAACCTTTTCCGCTTCCATCCCTCTTGGGTGTTCCTCCGCATGTACCTTTTTTTCTCATAATACTTCCCTCAATTTTTTTTTGCAAATTTTTTCACTGGTAACAATTACTCTAAAATTTTTTTTCGCCAATCTCTGCGGTGCAACCATTCTCATTTTTAAAATTTCAATCTGCGTTTGACTTTTGGATCAAATACTTTTTGGTAAGACTTCTTTTATACTGCTATACTATATATAATTTAATATAACTACATACTATTAAATTTACTTACTATCTACCATTATTTAATACTATTGCTACTATATTAAATTGTTTTTATATTGCCCTTTTATCTACTATTATTTATATGTTACTTCTCCTATACGGAACATGTTTTTTAAATTGTTATAACTTAGTTGTTTACATTTTCTTAATATTTTTGTATAGTATTAGATAATACCTATATTATAACCGTTTATATGCTTTTTTGGTAATAATAAGCTATATAAGTCAAATATTATATCATTATATCTCATATAGTCTCTATGTTCTTTTGTCATTCTTATTGTCTTATTGTCTGGTATATCTATTATATGATTAACTATGATAGTACATATAGACTGAGAAGGCTCTTCTATTGTTTTGAGTATAGTTTTATAGGTAGGCTGGAAGAGATGTAATGAAGGGGAGGACGCATTTTCTAAGGTTTCAATACTGTTTATAGCCTTTTCAATACTGTTTATAGTCTTTTTACTACTACTATCTACTACATTATACATTATACCTTTATTACTTTTATTAATACCTATACTCATTATATACCTAACATCTGTTTTATTCTTATATATATATTGTTTATACTGTTTTTAATTGTTTCATTTTTAAAATAATCTTTCCTATACATAGAAGGTGGAATACTTGAAATATCTATTATCTTTTGAGATTTTTTAAGAGAGACGCAATATCCTCCTCCTTTTAATATCTTATTTCCATATTTATCTAATCTTTTCGGTTTTACTTCTATTTCAGTATTATGATTATTATCTGATATTTTACAATAATGACTATTTTTATCTTGATTAAAATAAATACACTTTATGCAGGGCCTTTCCATACAATACTTCTTAAAAGGTTTTGCTTTTTTCCAAGTGTTAATTAATAGTGGTTTATTCATTATTGTTTTTTCCTTTTTATAGTTGTTAAGTTTATTAATGTTTATTTTAGATATATATAATTTATTATATATAGAACTAATTATTTATCGTCTTTCTTAATTGCTTTTATTACTATTATTAAATAAGGAAATATGAAGCATGAAACTAAGACTATTATAATATATTTTATCATTTTTTATTCTTTTCCTGTATTACTACTATATCATTAATATTTAATCTGGTAATAGCATTATTTAATATAATTCAGTTAATATTAAGTTTTTTATGTTAAATAGGTGTTTTTAAGGCTTTTCAAGTGTATTTGAATGATATTTTAAAAGGTGTACACCTAAAGTAACGAATTGAAACAATTTAAGTATATAAAGATTTACATGTATACTCTAATCTAAGGCAGTTTTAAAAGATAATTACTATATTCACTTAGTCTATATAACTGATATTAAATAGCTTTTAAAGGTGCCTATAAATGGATATAAACACTATATAATTATCTTTTGTTTTTCTTTTAAAAAGACTTGACTATTGATATATATTGAATTATATTAAATTATGTATTAAATATTTTATATAGGCCAGCCAGCTTATAAGGTATAAGGCGTTATTTATCTAATGTATAAAGAGTTCGATTCTCTTCTGGCCTATCAATTTTATCATATTATAGGTGTATATTATGAAAAATCAATTAAAATATAATTTATATCAATGTAAATTAATTCATTTTTTAGCTATACACAAACATATCAATAATAATGAAGCGTGTTTAGTATGGATAAAAAAAGGATTTGCTTTATTATATTCTAAACATTATTATAACAATTAAATCAAAGGTGTATATTATGAAAATTTCAACAAGTCAAAAAATAAAAAATCAATGGGAAGAAATGTTAAATAGTGGAAAAATACCTATATTTGAAATAGAACTGGCAAAAAATGAATATTCTATAATTAATATAGAATACTATATAGGTAAAAACAATCGTGGTTATTTTAAAATAACCAGTTCAGAATTCAATAATCCAAAAAGTAAATATATGAAATATCTTTATTTTCCAGTTGATAAATGTTTTAATACTCTAGACAGTTATTTAGAAATATTATATGAATTATCTATAAATAAAATAATAGATAACCACTATCATTTAAGATAAACTAAAAAATATTTTATATTATTAATTTAACTAAAAAGGTGTATATTATGAGATATTGCAAACAAGCGGAACTTTATAAACAAGTAAAAGAAAGACAAAAAAGATTAAAAAAAGAAAGTAAAATTATGAAAACTTTACTATTAACAGAAATTGGCAAACTTGATATACATAATAAGATATTCAAATTATATGAAGACGAAAACTTTATTCATGCAACATCAAGTGTTTTTTGTAGATATAAATTGAAAAAAGATAATAGATATTCTTTAAACGATAATATCAAAACATTAATAAAGAGTATAGAGTCTAAAGAGTTATAAATTTAAAATCAAAGGTGTATATTATGAAAATTTATCATTATAGTAATTATGAGAATATAAAAAGAACTTCTATTAATTTACACGGTACTAACAATGGAATGGAAAACAATAGAAAAAATCTACCTAATTGGATAAATAGGAGTTACTTTGGAACTATCAATTATAGAAAAGAAAATTTTTTAGGTTCTTTTTGTCATGTTGCTACTATAGATAATAACGATATATATAATATGACAAAAGATATAGATAATTTATTAGATAGTGTTAAAAGTTTAGGAAAACAAAGTATAAATGATTATGAATATTGTATAAAAAAAGCTGGTTATAAATTTGCTTTTAATGAATTATATCCTAATATTTTAATGTCTTTTTATGATGTAGATGTCAAAAGTATATCTATTGATGATGTTAATATTTTGAAACAGATAGATTATCATTACAAAGCTGGTGGAAGTACTTTTTTAAATGGTAAACCTTTAAATAGTGGTTTTTGTGTTAGTCCTTTTAAAGACAAAGAAAAAATATTATACTCTTTAAATTTAAAACATTTCAAAAGATATATAAACGATAATAAAGAATTATTAAAAGTTTATAATTATACTGTCGGAACTTGGAAATATAAAAGCAAACACTATTTAGATATAGTTTATATTGCAAAAACTTATACAGAAGCTTATAAAATAGCTATAGAAAATAGTCAAATAGCTTTTTATGATATAGCAAATAATAAAGAAGTAGTATTATGAATAATGAATATGAAATAAACTTTGATGTTTTAGAC